GACGCCCAGAATGGGTCCGCCCCGAACTGAGTCGCGAGTTCCGTGTTCAGACCCTTGAAGCCGGGACCCACCAAGTCGATAGGCGCGGCCGGGGTGTTCTGAATGTACTTACGAGGCTTGGGCATTTCACACCGGGATCAGTACGAGGTCGGCTGCGTTCGTGTCGCGACCGAGCGTGAACGCCATGGCCTTCTGGTACTGCTCCCACCAGCGCGTCGCGTTCATGCCGAACTCTTCGCCGCGCTCCTCGCACGCGAGCGCCGTGGCCGCGAGCACTACCAGCCGGTAGGGCACGGTCAGCACGGTGCCGGCCGACGTTAGGTCGTCCTGCGGGTTCATGACTTCGACGCGGTAGTTGCGAATGCCGGTAGGCGCCGACGGGAAGAACACCGTGAGGCCGGAGCCGTTCGGATACACCGCGACTTCCTGCGGCTTCTCGACGTCCTGCCCTGCGAGCAAGTTGTCGTTGAGCGCGTAGTCCTGCGTGCGTTCGATCATGCGGAAGTTCGCGCCAGTGTCCGTGACGTCCCAGAACTGGAGACGGCCGGACTGGTCGTACACCACGCGGGCACGGTCAAGCGTGACCGGTGTCCCGACCGAGGACAGGTCATACGTATTGGTGGACGCCACGGAACTGAATGTCACCTGCACACGCAGGCCCGGCCAGTCCCAGTCGAGCAACTCGTCCTCGACCATCCGCTTCGCTTCGTTGATGGCCTGCACGATGAAGACCGCGTTAGGGTCTTGCGTGATCGTGGTGTACGTGCTACCCGTCGAGCGCCGAAGATTCTTCCCCACCTCGTTGAGCAATTGAAGCGTGGTCTTCGACATGGAGAGCTTCCTTCATCTTGAGCAGTTTGCGGGCCAGCGTCGCGAGGACGGGCGAGTGGTCTATGTTGTACGCCCCCGCCGTCATGCCGATATTCAGCAAGGCGAGCAGGTTCGTAATCTCAGCAGCGGTTAGCATAATCCCCCCGGATTATCGTGAAGCAATGAGCGCATTATTCTCAATCAAGTACCCCATCCAAATGACTGTCGCGGAGGCGTTAGCGCCGCTCGACACACCTTGGATACGGACGTCTGTCTTGCCTTGGAACAAGCGGAAGCGTGGTTCGAGAACGTGACTGGAGCCCTCACTCATTGAGAACGAGTTGAGCACTAGCCAGCTACCATAACCGTCGGTACTCGCACCGTTGGGGGTGCGCGCCGCACCTACCACCTGCAAGTCCACCGCGCCGAGTCGGCCGCACGCGATTTGGTAGCGCGTGACCAGCATCGTGTAGCCGGCCGGAATTGTGTAGTGCCCGTCTTGCGTCGCGCCGAACCCGGCAGCGATGAAGAACTGCGTGTTGCCGCCGACGGTACCGGATATGTCCCCGGCATTCACGCCGCCGGAACCGACGATGGTAACGTATGCGCGGTTCACGCGGAAGAACAACTGAGCCCCGACCACGTTACTCACCCCGTTCAGCAACAGAGTCTCACTGATGGGGGTGTAGTTAGCGTCCAGTCCCTCGACCACGACCGCGATAGCGCCCGTACCGGCCGCCGCGTCAGAGGCGCTAGTCGACACGATGGTGACGGCCCCGGCTGTAGTAGGGAACGTCTTGACGCCGCCGCCTTGCCAGAGGTCTTCCGTACCGGCGTCAATGTCTGCGTTGTAGCCGACGACTCGGACCTGCGTCCAGCCCGGCACGAGGCCGAGCAGGACAGCAGCGTCGAAGTCTATCGACTTGTCAAACGCCGTCGACATTATACCGGGACTTCCATCCAGATCAGGCCGGCGTGCATCTGCATCGTGGTCAGCGTGGCCGAGCCCGCGACAGCGGCGAAGCCGCCCGGCGGGACAACGAACAGTCCGGCCAACGGAGTCCACGAGATACCGACTTCACCGGTCAACGCCGTGGTGCTCGCGCGTATGATGGGGAAGAACGACGTGGCAGCCGCAGTCGGCGTACCGATACGGAACGGCGTCGCGCTGGAGGCGCTGCCGCCGATCTTGGCATTCCACCGTGCGTCGATTGCCGTCGTTGTGCCCGGCAGCGTCGTAAGTCCCATCGCGATACCGAGTGAGCCGGCGACCGTCGAGGCCACGAGCGTACCCACGCCCATCGCGAGCAGGACGACGTTCTTGTCGGTCGTGCCGTTGTACACGAGCGGGCCGCCGGTACCGGCTGCCGTCGACCAGATTACGGGGGCCGTCACCGTCTGCGCCAGAGCGCCGAAGACGATACCTTGCCGCACGGCTTCGTAGTACGGAGCCATCAACTCCGAGACGACGAGTTCCCCGCCGCGCCCGCCGCGCGCTACTGGGTTCGTGCTGTCGGCGCTGGTGAAACCGCCGCCGACGTTGAGGATGATTTTGTTATCCATCGAAGTTGATGTCCACTTGGTAGGGTTGGGGGAGCGACGCGAGAGCGTCTACAATGGCTTGGACCTTGAGGAACAGGTACTCGAAGTCCGCGCGGAGGTCGACGACTGGAGTCCATTCGCCGCCGCTGCGAACGTACAGCGAGCGGTCTTTGCCGCCGTCGGTACGCAGGAACAGAGAGCCAGACGTCGAGTTCGCGAGGGTCTGGCCGTTGGGGTCGCCGGTCCCTTCGATGATCCCAGCCGAGTCCAGCGAGAAGATTGTCGTTGTGCCGTTCAAGAGCACAACTGCGGAGCCGTCGTCCTCGAACGTGATCCCGTTCGCGGTGTACGTCGCCCCGCCTATGTACAGGTTGTTGCCTGCGGACAGGGAGTCGGACGCGCCTATGGTCACGGCGCCGACAGATGAGGCGCCTATGCCGCCTACGACCGACAGGTTGCCGCCTACAGCGGCGCTGCCGGTGACGATCAGCGAGCCCGCCGTCGTCGCGCCCGTGACGTTGAGCGTGGACGCGAAGGTGACGGCACCGGTGACGGCCAGCGTGCCGCCGACCGTGAGGTTGCCGGCGATTGTGCCGGACCCAGAAATAGAAAAACCGGCGAACGACAGCGTGCCGGTTATGGTTAGCGTGCCGGCGACGGAGGCATTACCCGTAACTGAGAGAGTCCCGAAGGTCCCGGTCAGTCCGGTCACAGCCGCAGCGGACGTTATGTTGCCGCTGGCGTTGATGGAGCCGGCGGAGAGCAGACCACCGACGTCTAGGGCGCCGGTTATGGTCGCATCGGCGGCCGTGATGCCGCCGGAGAATGTATAGTCCGGGCCAGTGAAGTCCGAACTAGCTTGGAACTCGCCCTGTGCTGCGTTGTAGATGAGGGTGTCGCCCTCACCTACGCCAGACAAGTCAACGCCGATAACGTCGGCGAGCGTGGTCTTGGCTTTCAGCGGCTTAGGACGTCGCGAAACACCAGCCACGGGCGGTCTCCCGAATAGGTGGTCCCCCCGTAGGGGGACCGGGGCCGATTAGGCCGGGACGATGAACGGAATGACGTTCGTCGAACGAACTTCCTTCACACCGTAGATCGTGTGCCACGTCAACTGAGTTGCGAGGAACTCGCTCAGGAACGCGGTAACTGCCTGAACGCGCAGTTGCTCGACGAGGACCCACGCACCTTTGTGCAGGAGCAGGCCCGCGCGCTGGTCAGCAGACGACGCGCCGTCGAGAACGAACGGGCAGTTCTGCGAAACTGCAACCGGCACACCGTAGAGGTTGCCGAGCAGTCCGTTGCGGATGGTCGAACCATCGCCAACGAACGCCTGTTCGGTGAAGCGTGCGATACCACGCAGGGACTCCAGTTCGACCGGAGGGATAATCAGACGACGGTCCGTCATCGGGACAGCGTTGTCGTCCATCGTGCGGTTCATCCGGCGGATACCGGCGTCCGACAGGGCAGCCGCGTTACCGGCGTTAGCCGATGCCGTCGGGTCCCAAGTCGTCGAACCGTTCGACCCGATCACGGCGTCGCCGTAGTCGGTACCGGTGACGTTTCCGCCAACGGCCGGCGTGCTCGACGGAGCCGAGCGACCGAGCAGGTGCAAGTCCCAGTCGATCTTCATCGCGATTGCCAGAGCGGCATCCTCGATGTAGGCTCGACGGAGTGCCGGCATCGCTTGCGTTTCCGCAAACTTTTCCAGCAACACCGTGTACTCGATGTGCTTGTCGACGGATACGTCGGTCAGCGTCGAGTTCGTGACGTTGGGCGTCACAACGGCTTCTTGCGACTTGCTGTGTGCAATGCCGCGAACGAATACCGGGACGTGGATCACGTCGCCGTATTCACCTACGAAGTTCCACACCGTGACGGCTGCGGACATGACGCGCGCCTGCTTGTACGGCGCGATGTACTCCGAACTCCATTGTTCGGGAACGAAACTGGCTGCCTCGCCCGACGTGGTCGAGGCGATAAAATCACCAGTGGTAAAAGCTGTTGCCACAATAGCTTCCTAAGGATTGAGGGTTACATACCCTGACGTTTGACGCGCCCTTCGCGCCAAGCCCGGTCGATCTCCCCTGATGCAGCGAGCGCCCAGTAACGGTCCGCGTCTTTTTCCTGCATGTCGAGAAGTTCGGTCTCGGTCCACTGTTTGCCCGACGACTGCGTGTGCGTCTGGTCGGGATCGCCGCCGCCACCACCGCCGCGTACTGCGGGCGGGGGAGACTGTCGGCGCGGGGCCTGCGTGGTGTCAGGCTGGTTCTTCGGCTGCTTGTCCTCGGGTTCTCGGTCGTCACCGCCAACGGACGCCTTCAACTCTCGGAACTCGCCCCACGACTCCCACAACTCTTCCGCTGCGTCGAAGTCAATGTTCTGCAAGTCCTTGAACGCACGGTTAGCCAGCCGTTGACGCCGTGGGGAACGCTCGACGAACGCGACGAAGTCGGGATCGTTTACGTCTTGGGCGGCGGTCTGGTACGTGCTATTGAATTGCGCTCGTCGCTGGTTGTACTCCAGTTGAGCGAGTCGCTTGCGGTCTTCCCGCAAACCATCGTTCAGAACGCGAGGAACGACCTCGTCCGGCTTGTCCCAGAAGTCCTCTTTGGTAAGAGGCTTGGGCTGCGCCGTACGGTCATCCGCTCCCGGCAGCGAGTGAGCAAGTGAACGGTCCACCATTTCGCGAAGTCGGCGGGTCTCCTCACGGAGTTGGCCTACCTCTTGAGACTGGCGCCCAATCAGCGATTGCTGATTCTGGGCAATCTGAAGCATGTCGCGGGCCTTTTTGCCCCGGTACTGTTCGGGAATGTCATCCCCGAGCAGGACATCTTCAGCGTTCGACGAGAGAGTGTTCTGACGCTGCGTGTCACCACCTTGCGTGGTTTGGCGCGGCTCCAGCGCGGACTCTTCGGCGTTCGGGTCGATCAAATGTGCTCGTGCCATGTCTGCTCATTCCTCCAAGAAAGCGTCCTCGAAATTGAGGATTGTGCTGTGGCAAATGGTCGATGGAGTGGGATCAGTAGTAATCGCCGTGATTACGCATGTTCCGCTTCTCGATTAGCATTTGCTTTCGGCGCATCTTGTCCCATTTGTCAATGGCTGTATTCATGCCGTCGGAGGACTGAACGCCGTCCGTCGCCATACCAATGACATCAAGGTGTGCACCACCGATCATCCGCGTGAGTGGAGAGTGACCGCAGTTGGAACACGGACGAGAAGCCATCCCGTCCGCATCAACCCAATCTTCTGTCACTGTCCGACACTCGGGACATCGAAAGTTCGACAGTTTCGGCATGGCGGCTAACCAGCGTCTACGTCGTCTTCCAGCGACTCGGCTTCAATCGCTTTACGTTCTTCGATCAACACGTCTACCTCGTTGGCAATCGTGTTTTCGAGCGTCAGGATCAACGTGTTGGCGGCGTTGCGGAAGCCTTGCAGGCGCGCAAAACCGACGTCGTTCCCGACCTTGTCATACAGCGCGGCGCACTCGTCGAACTCCCGTTGCGCGCGCTCCATTAGGAGCCGCCAGCCGGAAGTCACGAACATTTCCTGCCACGCTTGCAGAAACGCGCGCTCCTCTTTGCTTAGGAGCCGCATGTCTCGCTGGTCCATCATTCCCCCTTAGGCTTCGCCTTTGCTTTCGCTACGTCCGCTTCGATCTTCGCCATGGTCGAGGCATGGCTCGACACGACGTTCATCATTGCGATTTCGTTCTGGCGTGCGTACTGTTCAACTTCTTTGAGTTGAATCTCCATTTCCTGATACTTGGCTCGCAGCTTCTCGACCTCGACGCCGGGTTTGGCTAGTTCGGTCTGAATCTGGGCCATGATGAGCATGATCTCGGCGGCGGTCTTCCGCGTCTTGAGCATGATCTCACCGGCTTGCGCCTGCGCGACTTGCAACTGCATCTGGTGCTGCTGCTGCGCTTCCGGCGTCGGCTGTGCGTCCTGCTCCAGCGCTGCTTGCAGTTCAGCCTTGTAGGGGCTGTTCGTGCTGTCGAAGATGGCCTTCGTTACGGCGCGGTGCGTCGCGGTGCCCTGCTGCACGAAACCGAGTAGGTTCGTTAGCTGGCCGTTCTCAATCTCCCGCGCGACGATGCCGAGCGTGGAGACGATGCGGAACTTCAGGTCGGCCGGGTATCGGTCCACGTCGTACTGCATACGGCGCCAGAGGATACGCTGAACCAACGGGTTTACGAAGTTGCGCGTTAGGTGTCGTACCGCGCGTTTCGTGCGCTTAACAAACGTACCTGCGATGAGAGACGTGCCCGTCGCTGTTTCGTTGCGACGGTTTCCGTCAAGAGGCGTCGCCGTGTCCATTGCGCCCGTGCCCATTTGGACCATCCGTTCGAGGTCCGACGTCTCGTTGAAGACGCTAGGATCGAGCCCTTGGAAGCCCAGCGGCATGAGGGCTGCACTGGGGTCGCCGTTCGTGAGCCAAAGCTTGCCGGGACGTATACGTTGGTCAAAGCCGCGTGGGAGTGCCGTCGCGTCAGCGGCAAGCATCGGGTTAGCCACCAGCGCGAATACGTCAAGACGAGTACGCAGGACGGCGTCCAGCGCCTTCTGGGCATTGTACCCCATTTCCGAAATGGAACGACCGCGCCAGAGGCCGGCCATCTTGATGTAGGCGCACCCGACGATGTCGCGGTCGCCCATCCAGTTCGTGTTTTCCTTCGCATACACGCATACCTTTTTGTCAAGTACAATGACGCGGGCTTCGACCAGTTCAGCACTGTTGCCCTGTTCGTCTTTGTTTGATTTTAACAGATATGCGGGGACAAGTCCATGGTAATCTGTGATGAGGACTTGGTCCGGCGGTACGGCCGACTGGTTCTCTTCCGGGTCGCCCCGGCTGTCCGTGGCCGACTCCGACGCGTGCGAGCCGTTCGAGCGGCCCTTGCCGCGTACGTAGGCGAGCGCGGTGGCCTTGCCTTCCTCACCGAATATGCCGGCGTTCTTGATGAGCCACGAGCGCGGGCGCGAGAACTCGTGAGCGACGCCAATCATGTCGTCGATCTCGTCCGCGTCCGGGTCCACGAGCAACTCGTTCGGCGGGATCGGCGTAGCCGTGACCTTCCAGCGCAGCGAGCGCGTGACGCTCCGCTTCTTGACCTTCTCCCCCGTATCCGGGTTCGTGACTTCCTCGTCCACGATCTGCGGCACAGACTCGGACTCGACGTCGATCTTCGCTACGAGGTTGCCCCAGAGGCACCCTTGGAAGACCGATTGCGAGATAGCAGAGTCCACGCCGTCGGTCGACAGGTCCTCGATGACCATGTCGCGGATGCCGTCGATGTCCTTGTGGTCCGGGTCGTTGCGGTCGTCCAGAAGGTCGATCCACTGTTCACGGCCGAATATAGACTCGTCGATCTCCGACGCCGTCATGTCGATGGACTGCGAGAGGGCCGGCGAGACGATGCGCGAGCGCTCGCTCTGCTT